CATAAGCAAGCCCTGTGTTGGTGAGCTTTGATCACTTGCCAAGGGCACTGTCATTTTACTAAGCGATGAAACGGCCATTTGTTATTCTCCTATATACTGTTATTTATGAGTTCGGTAGGGGGTAAAAATGCCCCCTACTTTAATTATGCTATTGCCTGAGCAGCTATTGCTCCTGTGGCTGCAATACGAACTGGAATGTAAATAAATTCAACGGCCTTAACAGGTTCAATTGCAATATCAACATGTAATTCGTTAGCATCAATGGTTGCTGGTGTATTGTTGGTCAAATCACAAACTACCAGATAGTCATAGATGCCTCGCTTGGCTACTAAATCAAGCATTAAACTTGTAATGGCATTAGTAATTTCATTACGTGTAATTTGATCGTTTGGTTCAAACAGATATTGTTTGGCAATTTCTGTAAGTCTTCCACGAATAAACGCTACCAAACGTGCCACGTTAATACGGTTTAATGCACTATCCACAGATGTCACAGTTTTATTACCAAAGTTGGTGATACCTACCCCCGGTATAAATGTAATCGGATTGATGCGATTTGTGTAAAGTACGTCACGAATTCCTTGATTTACTCCCAGGCTTACAAATTCTCCTGTTTGAGAATTAATATATCCAATTTGTGTAGCATTATCAATTACCCCGCGTCGTGTTCCTGCTGGTGCCAACCATGGATATGAGACTTCGTCGCTACGAATAATAGTACGCAACATCATGTGACTTGGTGGTTGTACCACTAGATTACCACTCAAATCTGTAGTCTGACAACTTGGATAGAAGGTTCCAATATAAGGACCTCCAACATTTAATCCGTCGCCTGTGGTCAACCCTAATCCAGAATCGTTGGTTGCAAAATCAACAATTGCGTTGTCAGGAGTCATGCGCAACGGAGTGTCGGCAACAACAAATGCAGTATCATTACGTTCGTTATTGAGTGCTGCTAAGTTAAATGTTAATTCTGGATATTGAGGGCATGACAACAAATTAAAGTTTATTTGTTCCTCGCGGGCTGTTACACTACTATCAATACCGGCCTTGAGTGCCGTTACAATCTGAATACGTTGTGATTGGCGTCCCATATAAGGACTTCCGTCGGCCTTGGTAGGTTTATCAGTAAGCCAAGTATTAGTATTAATTAACGACCAATATGCAGTGTTAGTTGGAGTATGATCGGCGCCTTCGGCTGTAGCTACATAAATTTCGCCATTATAAAGCACATAATTTCCTACATAATAGTAAGTTGCCATGTTCCATTCATTTACACCAAACGTTGTAGAATTAAAATAATTTGCCTGGAATGTTTTGACATTGAAACCACTACGACGTGTATTCCATAACAAGGTTCCTTGTGGATACAGTGCTGGATCTGGTGCATCTAAATCTAAGTAATTGCTGGTCAATAAACTAGTTATAGTTGGAATTGGATCAGATACCGGATTGGCTGTACCAGTTGGTGACCAACGTGCATCAGCAAACAATATGCCATTTTCTGTGGTTTGATCTGTGTTGTCAAGCAGAACCCACTCGCCGGTACCGCTAACAGTTTGCCAACGACTAATTATAGGGTAATTTTCCAAATCACTAGTGTCAATCCATAGATCACCGGGTTGCAAAGGGCTTGTTCCATCGGATTGAACCTTGGGTGCTGTTGTGCTAAAAATTGGACCCGTAGCATTGGTCATGGTCAAATTGTATCCGCGAACATCATTTGACACATTTTGATAACCCATCCATTCACCGTTGTTCTGAATCATGATATCTACTTCTTCTGCGGTACTATAATACCAGTAACGCCCATTGGCAGGATCTTGATCTGGTGCCGAAGCTGAAGATGTATAGGTAAAGATTGGGGCTGTAACAAAATAACTTAATAAGTAGCCTGCACCTGCTGGACCGGTATAAACAAATGGAGTATCAAGTGTAAAGCCAGCAACTGATAATGCATCGTGAGTAACATTGTTCAGTCGAATATTTCCACCAGTGCTGTGTGTTAAAACAATATTACCAGAACTGTTGATAGACGCCGAAACATAACTATAACCAGTTTGGCCAACCGCTGCAGAAAATGCATTTAAGAAATCTGCTGGACTTGTTCCTGTCAATGTAGCTGTTACTGGATTAACGTAGGCTGACGATCCTGGAACTGTAAATGATATAGTAAATTGACTGCCGTTGGTAAATGCAGTTGGCCCAGGAACTGTGGTTCCTGTAACTATCATGGGACCGGTTGCATATCTTTCAAGAATTTCAATTCCAGCATCGGGTGGTGTAGTTTTGTCAGGATTCCAATTTCCTATTAATGTTCCGGCAGGAATATTAGTACCACCACCGGATGGATCTAATGCATATATAGCCTCATTAACGTTGGTGTATATTCCACAACCTTGTAGTACAAATGTTCCCAATGTTGCATTGTATTTTTTGATTACTAAATTAGTACCAAGATTTACATTGTTAATTTTTTGCCAAACGCTACCAGTTGGTTCTGGCTGAGTATCCGTTGTTCTCCAACGTGGGGCATCATAACTATACGATCCTTGATATTCAGGTGCATAGTAGCGACCAGATGTGATTCCCAAAGCGGCTAAAGCAGTACCGGAGCCTACATTTTGAATATTGATAACTCCAGTTCCATAATTGTTTCCGCTATCGGTAGCTTCGTATGTAGCATAAAGATTCAATCTGCCATTGATAACAGCGGCCATCACAACCGGATTTCCAACAAATGCAGTATTAATGGCCTCGGCAACTCCAGTCGCTGTGTTGTTAGGTGAAGACGGAACTGTAACAGTGGTTCCGTTGATTGTTATTTGATCTCCACCTGTTGGTGAGGTTGAAGTGTAATATGCAGCTACAGTAGGCCACGAAGTTTTCCAGTCATCACTGCCGACCAAAACCCAAGTATTGTACAACTCAGACAGTGCTGTAACTGTGGTTTGTGACGATGTTGGGCCGCCACGCTTGTAATACACAGGGTTGTGTAAGGTAGCACTATGAACCGATACAACAGCATAGTCACCAATAGATCCATAGCTTTGCAAAGGAACTGTGTAACCAGATTCTAATAAATTAATGTCGGTAATGACACTAGGTATCTTGTTGGTGAATGCAGCAGTTGTCTGATTCCACTCAAAAATTCCCCATACACTGTTTGCTGTGTCTAACCAATATGTGCCATCGGGCGGACTTCCAGTAGGACGTACTAGTGTAGCTGTAAGTTGTGCTAGATCAATATCTGCTCGTTGTACATAACAACGATTAGAAACTCCTAATGAAGAATATGCTGCCAACAGGCCATATTCGTTAAGTTCGTATCCGTTGATCGGTGTTCCAGCTGCTGTATTATAAAAGAAAGGAACCCCAAATGTTGCAGATAAATCACGCTGGCTAGTAATTAAATATGTTTTATTTGCATTAACTTTAAGCGTGCCTGCAGCTACCCCAACACCTGCACCACTAATCTTGTTTTCTGCCGTAACAAGTAAAACATACGGAACTGAATTGGTAGCAGCTGGAATATATTGACTTTGGTCAATTATGGTAACTTGTACGCCTGGGCTTACTAATGACATGGTGAAATCCTTTTTTCTAGTTATAGATATTTATAGAAAAAGGCAAAAAGAACACTTGATTAATGGCCTTTGGCAAAGGTTTTTGTAAATAATTCATGTCCAGACCCTTATGTCCTGCTTGTAAACAACGTTTTTGTGCGTTAAATTATTATAAAAATCACCGTCCGCATTATCGAAGTAGATGTAGTTACTGTATCAGTAAAAATCGTAGAATCAAGCCTCCAGAGCCCAGGTGGAAAACTGCAGGATATAAAAAAAAGACCACCTGTGATCGTTGCGGGTTTAGATCAAAATATAGTAGTCAGTTGTTGGTGTACCACCAAGACGGCAATTTACACAACAGCGATATTAGAAATTTAAAAACAATCTGTTTAAACTGCGAAGTTGAAATTAAGAAATCCGATTTGCCATGGCGGCCTGGAGATTTAGAACCAGATCTTTGACCTGTGCATACAGTGGATCTAGTCCATCGGCATTATTATCAATCACGGCATCAAATTCTGTACCAATCCAAGCAGTTTCAGATGGGTGGATGTTAAAATCTTTAAGTTGTTGTTGGGCTAAAGCATCGCCTTTATTGGCACGTTTTGCAACGGAATACCACATTGGATCATCTCCACGCTTTACTCGAATTACAATGCCGCCGGCGTTGCGTACCGCTTGAATTTCATTAGGAAATCGAACATCTGTAATGACAATATCATTGTGAGCTTTATTCAGTTTGTTTTCAAGACTAGCAATCCATATATCGTCGTGAAATGCCTTGCGGGCTACTTCCGTTCCCCATAATTGCAAGGCTAGACGCGGAGTTAAATTGGGCATATTCAGCCGGTCAGCCCACCAGAGATCAACCGTTTCTCGCCATTGTCTGCTTTCTGTAGTGCGGCCTTCAAGTAACTCACGATCCCACCCAAATACAGCCGCTACAGCATCTTTGAGGGTGGCGGCAAATGAATCGCGCTTGAAGCCGTAGATATTTTGTAGGTAATCAGCAATAGTATCTTTACCTGAACCTTGAAATCCAGAAATACCAATAATCATACTAGCGCCTTGATGTTAAAATGTTTTAAAGTAGTTTGTAATAGATCAATTTGTCTACGACAATCTTCCAAGGCATGGTGTGTTGTTGGGGGCTTGGGTAACTCGGGCCATAGACTAAATACTGTGCGACTGTCACGAACTGAATAAAATTGCCAGGGAATGGGTTTGTCATAGCTTTTGTAGGCGTGTTCCAAAATATTCATATCATAGGTTGGACCTTGCGCCCAAATACGTTTGGCGTGCCAAATTAGTTTGCCCAACTCATCTAACGCCTGATCTAGAGGAATTCGTCCTTCCTCATTAAATGCTTCGTTTCGGGCTGGTTCGGGCTGTGTAGCCCACCAGTCTATAGTACCTTGCTGAATACTGCGAGTTCCTTGGCTTTCAAGTGTAACCCGAGCATAATACTGTTGCTCATAATATCCAGAGCCAAGCGGCTCAAATGCTTGGGCTGCAATAGTTAAAATAGTGGTATCAGGGCCAGTGCCTAAGCCCTCAAGATCAATCATTAGGTCCATGTTACAAGTATAACACAAAAATAATAAATTTTAAATCATTTTGGCAAGGTATGTAGTTCCAAGTATTTTTGATAAAACGGCAACAATAACTCAGGGCGATAGTCATCAAAATTAAAAAAGCTATAAAGTTTTTGAATTTCAGATAAAAAGAAATCAGAATCGGTCATCATACTGTCAATATCTATTGACACATCACCCAATGGTCCATTGGACACCCACGATTCAAATCCTTGTTGATGCCTTTCAAGATCTGTATCCTGACTTTTAAGTGTAAAACAATGACTGTTAAATTTTGAAAAATTCTCTAATCGTATCACTTTAAGATCTTGAAATCGTTGTTTGTACTCAAGCAAATCGGTATTCCAGTGTACATTATGTGTAAGGGTTCGTTGTTTTGATCTGGCCAATTCAACTACATGACCAAATCCATTTTTATAAGTAGGGGGTATGTCAAGGTCCCAAAACTCGTACCATTTGCCAGTAATATGGAAGGATTTTGATAAAGATTCCAGTACGTTGTTGAGTTTCAATTGATAATATTCAGCTGACACATTTTCAAAACAAAGATCTCGGTGCGCTAGATCTGGGCGCCCAACTACTGCATGTCTGCTCAATGCCAGACAGTTTGAAATAAATTTTCCACCACTAAAAGGCAGATAAAACACAGCAATGTTTTGTGTTGTAGGCAGGATTAACCTCTAATAAAGGTGAGAGGCTGACTGCCATCTACATAGTGATTTAATTGATCAATTAAGCTGTCTATTTGGGTTTGTGCCTCGGCCTTCATTGCTGTGCCATTTAATGTGCCGCCGCCCTGTGGACCGGCAATAGTACCAAATTTTTCACGTGCTTCACCAATGATCATTTTACATGATGCAACCATATAATCACGAATCCACTGTACCACTTGAAAATCATTAAGCAAATTAAATTCTGGTTTTAGATTGTAGGTCCATAGCAATACACTTTCGCCGGTGCCTTTTGGGTCTCGAATCAGTTGCAATTTTTTAGTCACTGGATTGAAAGTAAAATTCATGTACGCACCAAACATGCGCCC